AATATTGATAAACCGCATAATATCAATACATTTTTAGATTAGGGGGCAACACATGATTCAAGTTAGCAATGTAGGTCTTCGTTATGGTGATCGTAAACTATTTGAAGACGTGAATATTAAATTCATCTAAAATGAGATATGAAGGTTTTATGTGGTTTATCCTTGATATAAAAAGGATTATAGAGAGGTAGGTAGTTAAATATTAAAGAATTTAATTCTCTAAGTACCTTAATTTACATATTATAGAAGTTTATGAATAATTTCAACTGTCAGTTTTATTGTTATTTAATCCTATAAGCCAATATTTGTTTATAAAATTAAATAGCAATAAAAAAAGAAGGCATTATGCCCTCAACTAGTTATCCTACTATCTTATCCTGTCTATGAAGAATTACCGTAAATTTTCCATACCATTCGTTTATCTCTTTAGTGATTTTTTCATATTTAGGTGTATTTGGTTTTAACTCTGAAATTTCAGATTTATAAAAAGGAATTGTTATTATTGGATTAGCGATACTATCAACAATAATTTCTAATGCTAATTGTTTAATAGATTCTGTCGATTTAGTTGAACCGCTTAGTCCACCAATAATTGCACCAACTCCACCAAACAATGCTCCTCCAACTAACGCTCCACCTACTTGTGATCCTCTTGATGTAGAAGTAATAATTGTTGAGTTTGAATTTATTTTCACTTCAATTATATCTTCGAATTTCACTTTTACTAACTTAGGTATTACTGTTGATATAGATTTATTTGTATCTGGAACATGTAGGATAATTACGTTAGATTCTTTCTCATTAATAGAAATTGCAGTCTTACCTAATAAGATATTCCCATCAGTCCAATAAACATCATTTGTAACCCCTTCATCAGAAAGCATTTGATTAACTTTAACGTCTAACTTCGCTAATTCATCCTTACCATTTTCAATTAGGTTACTAAGGAAGATACAACCCAATACTATCAATGATACAATTGCTATAATTACACCAATTACCATACATACACCCCTATGTATAATTTAGTTTTTAAATTAAAACACCCTCACCTAGGAGAGTGTCTCAACAATTATTTTTTTGTAATACTAAAGAAGTTTTGTTTTTCTTCATTATTAATTTTTTCGTGTTCCAAAACAGCGTCTAATAAACCTAAGATATAATCCATTGTATCTTCTAACAAAAGTTCTTCTGATAGATAAGTATCAATAATCATATTTGATTTTTCTATGAATTGTTTCGTACTTTCTTTTGTTGCATACCATTTTTGCAAGTGTAAAGTACATTCATTAACCCATTTACTAAAATCAGTAAAATTTGTCTTATTAACATTTCCTTTAAATACTAATCCTCTTTGAATAAAATTTTCAATCATCATATAGTAAGCACCTCCCTTCTACCTAATACTTTCGACATGGTGGGAGATATTTCCTTTTATGATTTCATTTATTTTTATATTAGATTACCCTTTCGGGTAAAACTATGTGCGTGTGAAAATAGGTATGGTAGGCGAATCAAAAAATAAAAAGGGGTATCGGCTATTACACCAATCCCCTAGAGTTATCTTAATATAATTATCACTATTCATTCTTTTATAAATTATATTGCATTGTATAGTTTCAATAGTTGATTTCCAACTTCCTATATTCAACATTATGTAAACTAGACCAATATATGTAAATAAATTACTATATTGTAATTCGAAATTTCATTATTCTAATATAGAACCAACATCTATATTTACTTACATTAATCTTACCAAATTATGTAGTTGACTGTAAACGATATTCTAATAAACCTTTCTTTGTATAAACAATTTCTCTTACCTTCCACGATATACCTTCATATACTATCACGCTATTCACTGAATAACTGGCTCTATTTTGCGTATTATCACGTAATGTAAGGACTAATTCAGAATTTGCTACTATTAATACTGAACCATCATCTACTGTTAATTGTTTATGACGAACAATCCCATAATTATTTCCTACAATTTTCTCGACATTTCCATAAATCGGTCTACCAAAATCGTCAAACCCTGTAATTTCTCGTACTGTTTCAATGATAGGGATTTGGCTATTACAATAATCTGCTGTAGATTTATATTTGCTACCTCTCATCATGACAACATCACCTGTAACCATATAGAAGGATTGACCATCAATAGTGAAGTAGTCACCTCGGTTGAATGTATCAAGTGAATGAAGATGATAGGAACTATTAGGACTTAATGTAGCATTAGTTATAAAGCCATTGATAGTATATGATTCATCACTATTAGGATTCATTGTAATAGGATTAGAAATCGAATAAAATGTTTCTTTTAACACATTATCATTAAATGGATTCATCTAATCACCTCACACATACAGCATGAAATAGGTACTGTTATTATCATCATTAGGCATAGTACGTATCTTACCTTCTAATTGATCAATACGTTTCATTAATGATTCATGGAAATCAGATACAGTCATATCATCAATCTTAATTGTTTTCATTAATGTAGGATTGTTTGCAATTGATTCTAATACACTTAATGCAGTAGTATAGATACTTTTCTTATTGCTATTAGACGCTGCTACATACTCCTTAAATGGCTCTAAACCACTTTCAGAAAGGTATATAACTAATTCATCTTGCTGTAACTCTACACCCTTTATTTCCATTTGTAGACGTTGTAAGTTGTTCATACGTTCTATACCCCTCCTTGCTTAATTACCCATAAAACACATGCTATGACTATGCCTATAATTGACGTTGTAATCGTCTTACGTAACCATTTAGTATCATCTTTAATACTTGAAATATCTTGTTCAACCTTTTCAATATTAGATTCTGCTACTGCTAATCGAATTTTAATGTCATCTACCTCATTTTCAAGTTTATTGACACGATTCTCCATGATTTCACCTTCTTTTTTATTTTTTTATGGGCAGTAGGGACAATTTATATAACAGTGCGAAATTTTTGATATATACACTATTATCCTCATCCCTACTGTTCCCTATGTTTCTATCAAATTATTTCCCATTCTATTTCTCATCAATCAATTATGAACAACTATTCATTTACTGCTACATCATTCACAACTTTATCAATATCTTTTAATCTTTCTAACTCCCTACTTACATCACTGATATAAGGGCTATTCTCTAATATTGTTTCAGTAGAAATTGCACCCATATCATATTGAGTTTTCATATTATCCAATACTTCCTTGTGATTAGATGGGATATTATAGGCAAATTTAAAATCTAATGTTGCTAAATCATCTTCATTAACCCTTACACTTTTAAACGCTAATAATCTTGCTACTCGTTCCCATCTATCAATAAAACCATTAATTAAATAGTTCTCATAAACTCCAGCACTCGTATCTGCTAATGAAAATAATAACTTAATACTAACTTCTGATAAGTTGCTAATATCCGTCTTATTCATTGATACTGCTGGTGTGGAAGAAACGTCTAATAGAGTTTGTTGAAGTGTTTTATAGACTAATTCAAATGAATCTGAATCTAATTCTCCACTTTCAAAAGTAAATGTAGCCCCATCATCTAAATTGATTCCAGCACCTACAATATCTTGTGGCAATGAATCTTTTAATTGTTGTCCTGAAACAACTGGAATAGGATTCATAAACTTATACATAGAATCTACATATTTTGAGAGTGTATCTTCCATATTATCTAAAATGTTTATGTAATCTTTTAATTCACTACGACCTCTAGTATTACTAAATTCATCTTCTGACATATAGAGAATAGGTAATCCGCTAATGTTTGGATATGATCCAACATTGTGTAATTCTCCGCCCTCATTATTCCATTCTTGAACACTCTCATCTGTATACACTACATAATAGGTAATACCATCAAATGTATAATGTTCAATAAATGCCATCATATCCCCATATTGATTGAATACAGGTGTACCCTCATCTGCATTAATAATCTTGCTATCAATACGACCTTTAGAATTGATAAACAGATATTCTGCAACTTGTCCAAACTTCAATATACGATTTAATATTTTCTCGTTTTTATCATCAAAGCGACCTAATTTATTTACCTTCAGAAACTCATTGATCATTGTTTCATTTCCGATAAACTGAACAGGATTCTTTAATAAGTATTGAGTTTTGAAGTTTAAAATAGTTTTAGCCATTTGAATAACAATCTTTCTCGGCTCTATAACTTGACCATTATATTTAAAGTTTGGTCTATTCAAAATGTTGTGTTGTCCATCTAAATAATTCTTAATTTCATATGTATCTGTAATACGTTCTTGATTCTCATATGTATTTAATTCTTGAATAAACCACGTAGGACTATTCTTATGTTTAACTGCTATATATTTCTCTAAATCCATCTACTCCACTCCTTCAACTTCTCGAATTGCTTTAAGTGTGTTTTCAAAAATCAACATTTGGTTATTTAATTTTTCTAACTTTACATATTCATCATTGATTTGTTTTTCAATATACTCTGGCTCAACAATAATGACATGCACAATTTGTTTACTAATAATTCCATTAGAAATGGCTAATTCATGTTTTAAATCATCTATTCTTTTTTCAACTAATTTGATTTTGTTCTGTAAAACCCCAATATTTTGTAAAGTTCTACTTTCTTGATTTGAAATTTTTCTAGGTTTCGGTTGCACATACATATTTCTAGCAATTCTATTGTGAAAATCAATATAATTCTTCATGATTAAATCTCCTTTTGATTAAATTTAGACGTACCATTTCCCCTGTTTCATGCCTTGAACTGCTAAACCAACAGCAATAACACTGTCATCATGGTGTAAGTCACTATTACCTCGTTTATTTCCTAATCTTCCATTAGTCTCTACGAACATCTGCATTTGCTGTAATGTAATCTTACATTCAATATTGATAAGACCTATTTCAAATTGTTCCTTATAATCACTAATCATGATCGCTTTTGTTTTCTCACTAGTAATGAATCCAATTTGTAATTTCTTCTTTCCACGCTCATCAAAGGTTTTCATCTTGTACATATTGAGATAGCCTTTTTCCTTTCTCAAACGTTCGATTAATGGCAATCCATAACTATTTTTTTCGACTGTCAAGAAAGCGTAATTATAAAAAATACCCAAGTCATAGACGACTTGAGCAAATTCATATAGAGGTATTTTATTGTTATAGAATGACATTACTTGTTGACCTTCATCATCAAACGCTGCAATAGTTGAAAAGTCTTTTCCGCTACCACTGGCTGTATCAATACCGAAATAGTATTTCTTTGTACGCTTAGGGAACTCAAATATGTCTAATCCTTTACCTATATACTTTAGAACACTCTCAGGAATAATCTCAGATACTTCATTCTTTGATAATGGTGTTTTTATGTATGATAATCGTTGCAATACCTTTGTTTGGTCAAATACAGATTGACCGGTACTAATAAAACTCTCTATAGGATTGGAAGGATATTCTTGCATGAATTGTTGAGGGGACTCCATATCAAGCATTTTCCAGCGTCTCCACATAATTTGTTTTAAATTAGCACCTAAATCATAAAGAACCTTCTCATCATCTTCTAAATCATCAACTGTAAGACGTTTCCCTTTGTTTGTTACCTTATACCAGGTTTCCGCTTCATTATAATCATGGGCAAATTGTTTCTTATACAACTTATGGAAGAATGGCACAAAGTAATGAACATACTTAGATTCACCTTTCATTGACATCATGAACATACGATAGAAATGATTAGAGGTTCCGTTCGAAGTTGTTTCAATTGTTAATTGACTTTCAGAACCTTTTGCAAGTGACTGTTCAACTGATAGTAATTGTGTTTCTTGATTTGAGTAGAAAGCGAACTCTGACAAGTGAACATATGTATAGGTGCTACCTCGACCAATATCTTTATTACCTGCTGTTACAGATTGAATACGAGAACCATTAGCAAAATATAATTCGTTACGGTTATCACGTTTAACTTTAGGAAATACATTCGGAAATTTTTCTCTAGGAATAGCGTCATTCATTTGTTTCAACTTCTCAAAGAGTGCTTTCGCTGAATCTCCCTTATATGAAACAATCAATATATTTTCATTCGGTTTAGTTAATGCTCTAAACAATGCACGACCTAAAACAAATGTAGATATACCACTTTGACGTGCTTTCCCTATAATCACAAAACGATTACTTTTCATTAATTCTTCAATCTCTAATTGAGCGTCATTCAAGTCAAATTTAATAACTTGATTCTCATTGTCCGTAATAAAAATAAAGTTCTTAGCGAAAGTCGGAAATTCACTAAGAACCTTTTGTAATTTATTTTGATCTGCCATAACCTACAACTCCAATTCATCATATACATTGGATTCATGTTGTTTAGTCGGCTTTACTTCCTTATTAAAGGCTCTAACCTGTTTCTGTAAGTCTAATAATAATTTAATCGACTTCTCATCCCCTGTGATTGCCTTTTCCTGCACAACTTGATAAACCTTTTCTAAATCTTTAGCAATTTGAGATTCAATATATAAATTAACCAAAGTTAAATACTCTGGTGAACGTTCCCACTTACGCATACTAGCAAAACTTTTTAAGTCTAATATTCTTAATAATTCTTCCTCTGATTTATCCGTAGAGTACATATTTAATTTAAACTTCCACAAGAAATATTCTTTCTTCTTCCAAGGCAACTTATTTAATTGTGAATAAATGTCCATATCAACCTTCTCCTTTTCTGATTAAATAAAAAAGGGAACGGAAATATATCCGAACCCTAAATTTTATACTATTAATAATTGAAAATGTAGAAGGTGACGATTTGACCACATTTATAATATAAAATTAAATTTTATGTAAATTAATTATAAATTTTAATATTCACTATTTTCATTATCCATTACTATATAATTTTAAATTAATAGTTTAATCTTATAATATAAAAATATAATAATATTTAATTTACATGTGTGGTCAAATTGTAACCTTCTGGTTTTTACTAAAATTAGAATGGTAATTTGTCTATATCAAATTCAAGAATATGAGAATGGTTTTCCTCTTTCTTATCCTTCATTGACTTGATATGTTCACCTTTAGTTACCATTTTCAATTTTTCAAACTCAATCTTTTCAATAGTAAATTGATCAAATGGATTAACTTTATGTGTACTGGCTAATCTATTGTCCTTATTAATACCTGTTGAAAAGTATTCCATATTATGTATAGTTTCAATCAAATTAAAACTTCTCATAGAATCCATGTACCGTTGGATAGTCTTTGCAGATAATCCTATTTCTTTGCCAATCGTTTGATAAGTTGCTCGATAATCACTGAAAATATTATTTTTGTACTGTAGGAATGAATAGAGATAGAATCCTGTCACTCCAATATCCTCATTAGACATACAATAACTAAATACTTCAAATGGAATATTCGTTACATTGTAGAAGTCAAAGAACGTTCCACCTTCATCATGTAAAATAATATCCTCAAATTCATCTTTATCCCCATGAAATCCTAATACTGGATATTTTGAAGATTGATTATTCTTAACATTTTGTTGACTTTTCCACTTGTTAGCGTAATCAATCCCTAAATCTGATAGAAAAGTGAATTCAATTAAATCATCTGCAAACTTGTCAAATTGGTGTATCACTGGAAAATCATAAATTGGCTTTAGAATATTTTCACTATCTAATAATCCACTGTCCTTGATAATGTAATTTAATCGTTTATCATCTGCATGATAACCTAATAATTCTTTCATATAACTTGCTTTAGGAACATGAAAATCATATTTAGTGTATCGGAATATGTATGTCATATAGTAGATGTAAGCATAAGTGAATGGGATATGTGTTGATTTTAATTTACCCTCATCATTTAACTGTTTTAAGATAGTGAAATATTGATTTGATACCATTAATGTTGATTGGTTATCTCTGTATTGAATTTGTGAATGAATCTGATTAAATTTTTCTTGATTAAACATAATATCAATCTCCTATAATTTGATTAAAATGGTAAGTCTTATTCTATTTTAAGTACATGACTTAATAAACTCTACTATTTTCTTCTCGACCAATAGATTTCATATATTCATGAATTGTTAAAGTTAATTCTTGATTCTTCTTGAACATAGTGAATACTTTCCCATCTTTCATAGAACGTGCCTTAAGAAAATAGCGAATACCTTGTTCAGTTAAGAATTGTGTGAGGGATTGATCATAGCAATAGAAAAAGTCTTTATTTGTAATTTCGTCAAATGTTTTCATAATATTAATCTCCTTTGTTATTGAATATAAAATTTGAATACTTCACTTCTTTTGCATTTATGATTGCATAAGAAAAGACCTTTTCATCTCGTGAAAGGTCATGGACACTACTTATGTACTTTCTATTTGTATCAAAACTCATTATTTGTATAAATTTCTCATCTGGTATGTATAGTTTAAATCCTAGACAATCTTCTACAAATTGTCTGCTTTTGTATGTAATTAATCCATCTGTAAAATTAAGATGTTCTGTGTATTGGTATTTGAATTTATAGAAATCATTTTTAGTATGTCGCTCACAAAACTCTAATAATTCCTCAAACTCTAACATCTTCATGTACTTAGTAAATATAGGCTTAAATTTATCGTTATAGAATCCTAAGAATGATGAATCAATTGATAGCAGCAACATTTTACCTTCATCTGTTTTAGGTAAAGGAATGTCATAATAAGACCAAACTTGTAATGCTGTGCTAAATGCCATTTTTTGAGTGTAATTGTAAGATGTTTCTGCATGAATACCTAAAATTGTATTGATATTAGCACTGTTAGGATTGTAGTGTGAGTTTTTAGTTAAACCTGTTACATGATTATCCCAGCACAACTTTTCACCTGTCATGGCTAAATCTACACCTATTAATTTCTTTTTGTCATTCTTAATTAGACCAAGCCCATCAAATGAATAATAAGCATTTACTTCATATCCTTGTACTTGATTCAATAAAGTACATGATAATACGCTATCTAAATCATTTGTCATAATTAAATGTCTATCTTGTTTTTCTGTTACCCAACTCGGAAATTTTGTCTTTAATTCTGTTTTCATAAAATAAATGAACAAAGTCATCTATTTCACTTTTAATGGTAGAATGTTAAATCAGTTGTAAAAATCCTCTTATGTAAAAATCGTGTTGCATGATAATTCCTCCTTGTACTCCTACGCTGTACCAATAAGCGTATTTGTAAAAGGAGAAATAGATTTCTTCAATGCTCATTCGTACACCTGCCTTTTCCTCTTTGTATTTGATTAATAATCAATAATAAATTTTTTATATTTCTTTACTTTTTCATTGCACATAGTTGTTTTCTGATTCTCATAGAGAGAAATTAATGAAATAGAACAATTGCAATATTCCGCAACTTGACGTAATTTAATTCCTTTTGAACGTCTCATGATAAATAAATCCAAATTTGACATAGTAAAAATCCTCCTTGTACTCCTCAAACATAAATAAAAGGACTTCCCCAATAACGAGGAAATCCCTTAGATATGTATTATGTAATTTTTATTAAACTTGTGGTGCTACTGTTAATACCGCAACCGCTTTTGGTGAACCAACTTTAAGAGAGTATTCACCAACGATATGACCTTTTGTAGAATCGCCTGTTTTAGCAAGTGCTTCAAAATGTGCTTCACGTAATGCAACTGCATTTACATAAGCGTCATTGAATAATACAATTTTATCGGCTGGAATATCACGAGATAATACTACATTCACAACACCAAAGTTTGTATTGATCGTTTCAACTTGTAAACCAAAGTTAGTATTTTTGTGAGCGTATGAGTATTTATCTTTGTAAATGTTGTCGATTGCGTCTTTTACATCTGCATTAACAAATGCGTAATAAGTACCCGCTGTTAATTTTTGTTCCCATAAATTTTTCATACCTTGTTTAATAAGTGTTTCTACATCTGCATGAGTTTCTGCATTGTTAGTATCAGCAAATTCAATGATACCTGACATTTTACGAATGAAATCACCTGTTGAACCGTCTGCTTTTAGACCATTAATTAATACAGATTCTAATTTCATCTTCAATTCTAGTAAACGGTCAGAAACTTCTTCACTGAATTTTGTAGATTGCATTGCTTCTGCTGTACCACTGATTGATACTGCACGTTTGAAGATTTGTAGAATGTTAGAAATTTCACGTTTAGAAGATTGTTGGAATACTGTAGTGTCTCCACCTTCTACTGCGTCTGTTTCACCATCAGTTGCAAGTGATTTTTCTTTCCATGTATAAACTGTTGATAATGCTTTCTCTACACCTTTAGATAATAGTAAAGATGTAAATGGTGTGTCTTGTACTCCTAATAGTGCTAATTCCTGTGATAATGAGATACTTTCACTTGCTGTAAATCCGTTGTTTGAGTTAATCATAAATAAAATTCCACCTTTTTAATTTTTTTTGTTTTTATATAAATAAAAGGACTACCCATAAATGAGTAATCCTTATTTACCAAATAATTTTGAGAACTTGAATCCTAATGCTTTTTCAACGTCACCATTTTCAATCGCTTGTGTATATTGTTCTTGTTTAGCAACTTCTTTTGGTTGATATGAATGAGATACAAGAATTTGATTTTTAACTTCTTTTAGAAATGCTACTTTCTCTTCTACCGTTTCTAAGTCAAATAAACCTTGGAACTCATTTAACCCCTCTTTATTCAAAGAAGTAATTAGATTAGTGCGTTCCATTTGTTTATTCAATCCTGTCAATTCTTCTTGTAATTTCATATTTTCCTCAATCATTTTATCTAACTTTTCATTTTGTTGATCAGGTGTAAGTTGCTTATTTTCTTCAACCTTTTGGTCAAATTCTTCTCTACTAATCCCCATTGATTCCAACATGCTATCAGATGGAAATTGTTCCTTTACTTCTTGTACCTCTGTTACTTCTACTACTTGCTCTACCTTTTGATTTTCCATTTTTCATTCTCCTTTTAATTGATTTATTTTGTAAACTTAACTGTAACCAATTGTCTTGATAAAACAGTTTTATTATTATAAAAGCCACTAAACTCAAATATAAAATCTGAATCAGTGGCAGTATAATCGTAATAATATTGACTATTTAATTGTGAAATTCCATCTGTAATAGTTTGAATTAGAGTTTGCTTAGTGTCATAAATTTTAAGAGTTATATTATCAGGTGCAATTGTACGACCATCAAAATCTTTAAATTCTACAACAAGTCGAACCGTATCATTTGCAATCAACTTAAATCACCTCTAATCTAGTGTGATTTTCAATTTCATATGTATTAGTAGGATTTTGTAATGTGAATGTATTTGTATCATTTGAAATAGCATACACATTAGCGTAGATTGGTCTTTCAACATCTATAGGAATAATAACCTCTACAAGTGATTGTATAGGCTCTAAAACGCTTGTGAGTACCTTGACTACCTTTTTACTTGTATCAACATTAGAATCAATTACAATCAATTTAGAGTGGACTGTATAAGTCTTAATATTAGCATTCTCTTTCACTTCAATAGAGGATAGTAGTTGTTCTACTGTTGATGTGACGTTTGTTATTAAGCGTTTAGAGACGTTTGATTTTATCTGATGAGTAGATGATAAACTAATTTGTAATTTACGTTTAGACACGTCTACGGTTACGCTAGGGGTCTTAAAATGGCTATCGAGCGTTACAGTAAATAATTTTGGTTGTGTTGGAATTTCACTTGCAAATAATCTTAATTTAGGATAATCACTCATATACCAAATGTTTGTAAAATCCCAATTTAGATAAGTTGATTGAGTTTGCATTTCACTACTAGTTTTACCTACCACACCTGTTCTGGATGACTGTGATACCCCTGCTAGTTGACTATCATAAAAGTTATTTTCATAAACAACAGTTGTTTCAGAAGTTCCAAAGAAAGCACCAATATTTTTACTTCCACTAACTGTACTTTTCGAGTAGCAATTTTTAATTGTAGAACCAGTATAGTTAATTACTCCGCTAAATCCTCCAACTGAATCCCCACCACTCACAATACAATCTGAATAGCAATCATTTACATTACCGTAGTTTCTTCCTACAAGCCCACCACAATATAATTTTGATGAATTTGTTTGTTTAATTGTTCCAGTAACATAACAATTTGAGATTCTTTCACTTAATGAGTTTAATGCAACTAATCCGCCGACATGATGATTATTAGATTCAATATATACATCTTCTAAACCTAAATTTTCCACAACACCACCATTGGTTCGTGCTATGAACCCTGTATATTCTATTGTACTTACAACTCGTAAATTTTTAATTTTAAATCCTTTACCATTTAGATGACCACTAAAGAATGGATATACTCTACCAAGTGGTGTAAAGGGAAACCCTGACATGTCAATATCATTAACTAGTTCGTAGGTTTCGGTTAAATTATTGTTAATATCTTGTAGTTGCTGGGGTGTAGAAATATAAATAACCATTCAATCACCTACAATTGAGGAACTTGAATATTATGTTTAACCGTTAATTCATCTTCTGCTGATTCAAATGTAAATGGACTAAATGTTTCTGTTGCTATGGAACTTCCGTTGGTTGCAACATCAAATAATACAGATTGTGCTACTGTTTTGTTCAAGAATGCAGCGTCACCTGTTGCTACTACTTCATATGTAATAGTTTGTGTTGCTTTACTATTTGTAATTGTTAACCCATTTGAAGTTGTATAGCGTTTAATAGCATTACCTTGATCATCCTGTAATTCTAAATAAGTCACATTAGCAACAAGATAATCTTGAATCTTGTTATAGCCATAAGTTGTGATTGATGACATTTAATACACTTCCTTTGTATAGTTTGTATTTAAAAATTTTAATAAAAATTTAATTAAAGAAGGAGAGGATAGAGTAAATAATGGCTAAAAACTCTATCCACAAAATTAATGACAAAACTTCCGCTTAAAAATAATACACTTGTCAAAACGGAGGAATGACAAGTAATAGCAAAACTAAAAGCCATCTATCACAATGGATAAATGACTTTATGATTCTGCTATTCAATTTTTTGAGTAAAAAAATATAAAATACGTTCCTTCCATATATACAATTTGTCATTAGTATCTATGAACCCTTGTCAAACCTAGTGTTGATGGGTGTTTGAACTTCGAACATTTTTCATTTCTATTTATACACGTTCCTTCCCTATAGTACAATTTGTAATTAACTCTTGAAAGCGTTGGGAGAGTAAGTCTTAGAAGGTGTCTTTGCTTTCTCGTTTTTTATTGCTTCTCTTTCCTTATACATAAAAAGATTGAATACCTATAAAGACATTTATTATCAATACTTTTAAGGATTTCATAAAGGCTAACATGGATTCCCTTCCTATTCTTTCCATATACATAAAAAGACTTTTTGCTTTAAAAACATTGTTATATCAACTAAAACTTACATTTCGTTTTTTCTACTTTCTTCTTCCATATACGTATTTAGACCGCATGTACCTTAAAGTATTGATTATCAATTATTTAGAAGTTGTTTCTAAACTTGGACACCTCCCTATCCTTATACGTATTCAGATTAAGCACCTCTTAAAACATCCATTTTAAACGATTTGACACTGATTTCTAAACCGTCTTAATTTACTTTCCCTAATAGACGATTATCTATTTTGTGTGGAAATGGGCTTAAAAGCCTTTATTATCAGTACTTTAAAGGGTGTTAACTTGAAAATATGAATTGTTCTATTTGTCCATTTTCGCTAGAATTAAATGCCCCTTTATTGTGTCAAAACGCAACCTCGCAATCCCTTGTGGCTCTAAGGAAATTATCGTTTTAAGAATCTCGACTTTTTAATCCTCCTTTATTGACTATTATCTAAACCCTTATAAACGTAGTATTCATGCGTGTTTCAAGAATCGGCATTGCAAGTAACCATCTCAAAGTCGCATGAATACTGGGGATTATCGCTTTTAGAAGTTCTAGTGATTTTTAAATAAAATTCATCATAGTGTCAATTACTGCTCTTGGGAACATTCGTCTACTATAGTTACCTTTATAATTTGTTTTCTTATTTATCGTATACTGGCAAACATCTCCACTATGCAGTATCAACATATGAATATAATACTTTTTCGCATCAATCTCAATACGATTTTCTACTATAGTATAATTATTTATTTCTTTATTTCTTAGTGAGGAATCTAAAAACATTTTTATGCCTTTATACACTAATTCAACGTCATCAGGTTGTTCATCATAAGTTACCATAAAATTAAGTTCCGATTCATCCTTAATAAATTCTTTGTACTCATCTGTATTAAATTTCATAAAAACCCCTCCTATAGATACTCTCTCAATGTATTTGCTATTTCTTGTTCCGATAATGAAATATATTTTTCTGTAACTCCTAATGAACTATGTCCTAATGCTTTTGATATTACAGCAATATTTGCACCTTTGCGTAATAAGTTAGTGCTGTATAGCCTACGAATTTTATGTGGC